AAAAACAATATGGATCCATAACACTATCATTAACATAGCCAGCGCGATCCGGAGGCGGCAGACGTAGGATCGTAAGACAATATCGCAAAAACTACGACGCAGACGTATCGCCTGAAGGGGGTCTATAGTAGGACCGGGGATCTTTGATCCCCCAGTATTACCTACTATAGACCCCCTGGATCGTGGATCATGATCCAATCACGTGATTTTTTCCGCGCGGCAAAATTACGTGATATCGGACGGTAGGGCGGTGAATGACTCGACGTGACAGTCACAGTCGATGTCTAAGCCACATATAATATAAAAAAAAGCGATATTTTACGAAAAATATAATGAATTTTATTGATAATGAATCCGCCCAACAGTCCTCCTCTACCTCTTCAAGACGCTCAGCTTCCTCATTGGTCCGACGTCAAGCTCGCTACTGGTTCTTCACAATCCCAGCAGACTCCCCCTACGTCCCCGGACTTTACCAGTTTGCATACACCAAAGGGCAGAAAGAGATTGGAGAAGAAACCGGGTATGTCCACTGGCAAGTTATCGGGTATACCAAGAAGAAAGTCAGTAAGCGATTTTTCCAACAGATGTTTGGATTTGTTGGATTCCGAGCTGAGCCCACTTACTGCCAAGAAGCCGAAGAGTATGTATGGAAAGAGCATACTCGAGTTGAAGGAACGCAATTTGAATTTGGAGTCTACCCAACTAGTGGAAATTCTAAGACAGACTGGGAGCTTGTCCGCGCTGCTGCTCAAACTGGCAATCTTGAATCTGAAGACATACCAGCATCGGTATTTGTTCATGCTTATTCTGCCCTCCGAAGAATTGCAACTGACTATATGGTACCAACTCCTGAAGAGCGAACTACTACAGTTATATGGGGTAAAACTGGTTTGGGAAAAAGCCGTTACGCTTGGTCGCAAGCCGGTTGGGAAGCTTACCCTAAAGATCCAAACTCCAAGTTCTGGTGTGGCTATCGAGGTCAACAAAATGTTGTTATCGATGAATTTCGAGGAGGAATTAACATCAATCACCTCCTCCGATGGCTTGATCGATATCCAGTCATCGTTGAAATTAAAGGCGGTGCCCAAGTTTTCAAATCCAAACAAATCTGGATAACTTCTAATCTTCACCCAAAAGACTGGTATCCTGAACTTGACTCTGACACTTATGATGCTCTTAATCGTAGATTTACTACTATTATTCATGCTGACTCTTATGTTTTTGATTGGGATTTGCCTTCTACTCCAAATATTGAAAATTTAGAATAAAATTCTTTACTTTTTTATGTTATTTCGTAATTATGGTCGAATGTTTAAGCGAGCTTCTGGTGCTAGTGCTGTTGGTGCTGTTGCTCGTTACGGTCGTCGCAAGCTTGGGAACCTCCGTAAAATGTCAAGAAAAAAGCGAGCATCTGGTAGAACTTGGGCCAAACGAAAGAGAACCAAGAAAAGAAAATATCACAAAACGAAATCAGTTGGACAACATAATTCTATGAGTGTGTCTGGATTTTTAATTGATTTGTCTCGTAAAAGAAAATGTGTTGGTAAAGGTTCAGGTAGATATCATGAAACTTGGGATTATGTATTTCCTACTACAGGTAATACAGAAGGTTTGGAAGCTATTGAACAATTTAAAAAGTGTTTTACTTATAATCAACTTATTGGAGTTACTTCAAATGAAAGAAGTGCTGTTGATTATTGGGGATGTGAACCTACTTCTCTCAATCCTTATGAGTATTCTGATCCCTCTCGTACTGGTTCTTACTTTAATGTTCAGGTATATGATAATGATAAGTATTCTATTAAAGGTTGTAAACAAGTTCTTTCTGTTTTGAATTTGTCTACTATTGCTGCTAAATGCAAGATATATTGGTTATTACATAAGCATGATTCTCAATATGATCCTACAGAAGTATGGCAACAATGTTTAGCCGATACACGATATGGTCAACAATCTCAAACTTATGCTGCTACTGCATTAGATCCTACTGTAACTGCTGGACAACCTGTTTATAATAATTTAGGACAAGATCCATTTCAATGTCCTGCATTTAGACAAATGTTTAAGTTGCTTCATCGTGAAGATTTTGTTCTTCAACCTGGTGAAACTCATGAAATATCAGGTTATATTAAAATGAATCGAATTATTGATAAAGTTCGTATTAAACAAGAAAAACCTGGATATAAAATTTCATCTACTGATTTAACTCCTATGTATGTTGGCGGTCTCACGATTACACCTCTTATCTTATATGAAGGAGCTTTAGTTCATATTGAAGATGAAAACTTAGAAGAAATAACCACTGGTAGATGTAAATTAGGTGCTTTCATCGAGAACGAATATGTTTTTAAGTTCTTACCATCTAATCGCCTCAGTACTCAAAGAAACTTTGCTGGAAATGTTATTCAAGGTTCTCATTCTGCTCCTGTTGATACTGTCATCAATGAAGGAATTATTAATGATTTGGATGCTGTTTCATCAGTACACTTGATTTCTTAAATAAAAAATATTAAAAAAAAAATAATTCATGACATCGAGATTTGAACTCGTAGTCAATCAATGAGTCGGAGATGTCTTACCACTAGACCATTCGACCATGAATAAACAACTATGATGTTAGCCTTAGGGCCACAAAAAAACAATATGGATCCATAACACTATCATTAACATAGCCAGCGCGATCCGGAGGCGGCAGACGTAGGATCGTAAGACAATATCGCAAAAACTACGACGCAGACGTATCGCCTGAAGGGGG